ACTTCTTCTATCTTTACTGAAGCTGATGGTACAACAGGACATAAGCATATTGATAAGGAAGCTGTAAGAGCATTCCAATTAACGCATACGTCAGGTTCAACAGTAACAGGTAAAGGATTCAAAATCGTTGAAAAAGTATTTAGTGAATTTACTAAATTAACTGATTCAAATGGTAATGAAAAAGCAAATGGAACATTTATTCAGTTCGTAGTATCTGGTTCAGGTGCATCTGCAGGAGAAGCAGCAAGTTCAGGTGAAGGATATAAGGTTCAGTTTATTAAAACTCCAACTGATATCACAAGAGGAGACTTTGAATCATCAGCTGCATCAACATCTGCTAACCCAGAAGTAGATTTAGCTATCCCGGAAATCAATTTAGAAATGAAAAGTATTCCGATTGTAGCTAAGACTCGTAAGTTAAAAGCAGTTTGGACTCCTGAGTTCGCTCAAGATCTTAATGCTTATCACTCTATCGATGCTGAAGCTGAATTAACTTCTATGTTATCTGAATATATCTCACAAGAGATTGACTTAGAAATCTTAGACATGTTACAAAGAAATGCATTAACTACTGAAAGATGGTCAGTTACTGTAGGTGAAAAGTATGATGGTAATAACTTATGGATAGGCGCTAATACAGGTGAAGCTTATAACCAAGGTCTTTGGTTCCAAACATTAGGAACTAAAATCCAAAAGGTTAGTAACAAGATTCATCAAAAAACTATGCGTGGTGGTGCAAACTGGTTAGTTTGTTCTCCAGATGTAGCTACTGTGTTAGAATCAATTCCTGGATATGCTGCAAATACAGATGGTAACTCATCTCAATTCGCAATGGGTGTTCAGAAAGTAGGACAATTGAATAACAGATTTACTGTTTACAAAAATCCTTACATGGTTCAAAATACTATTTTAATGGGCTTTAGAGGTACACAATTTTTAGAAACGGGTGCAGTATATGCTCCTTACGTTCCATTGATTATGACTCCTCTAGTTTACGATCCGAAAAACTTTACTCCACGTAAAGGTGTAATGACACGTTACGCGAAGAAAATCGTAAGACCAGAATTTTATGGTAAGATCGAAGTTAAAGGATTACATACTCTGTAATATCACTTTAATATATTTAATTAAAAAGACCTCCTATTTAGGGAGGTCTTTTTTTATACTTCAGGATGTAAACAACTATTTATAATAAATCAATAGTTTCAGGAGAATAATATGTCAATGAAGAAAGATCGTACAAAAAATGTTAAAAAGGGTTATAGATTCAAGATTTCACTTACTGATGAACAAAAAAAGGCAAAGGCACTTATATTAGAGAATGATGTATCAGTTTTATTAGGTGAGGCAGGATCGGGCAAAACCCTTCTAGCATGTCAAATAGCTTTACAATCTATATTAGATAAGTGGGCTACAAAAATAATAATAACAAGGCCAACCATATCTAAAGAAGATATAGGTCACTTGCCAGGTAATATCAAAGAAAAAATGGATCCTTGGGTAGCCCCTATCTATGGTAACATGTACCAGTTGTTAAGGAAGGAACGTATAGATGAAATGGTAGCTAGAGAACAAATTGAGATAGTACCAGTAAGTTATATGAGGGGTAGAACATTTACTAATTCGACAGTGATAGTTGATGAGTGTCAAAATTTAGATAACGCACAAACACTTATGATACTACAGAGAGTTGGAGTAGGAAGTAGAATGATGTTCTGTGGAGATATAAATCAGGTTGATCTAAGAAGGCAAAAGGATAGTGGATTAAATTTTCTATCTAATATAAAATCGGTTAAAGGAATGCACTCCGTAACACTGCATGAAAATTATCGACATCCTATATTAAAAGATTTGCTAGAAGTTTACAATAACTTCCCGCATTCCTAGAAAACTTCATATTTATAATAGAGTATACTATTAAACGAGGAAAAGATTATGGCAAACAAAGGTGTAGACATACCAATTTGGCCTGGTAGTGGTTCAGCAATAAATGGGAACACGCCACTGGCTTTATATGATACTGATGCTTCGTATCAAACCGACGGTCCTAATGTAGCTATTTTTGTAGCTCAAAAATTAGGTTATCCATTGGTTGATATTGAATTGCAGGATATTAATATTTATGCATGTTTTGAGGAATCTATAGCTGAATACGGCGCACAGGTTAATCAATTTAATATACGTGATAATATGTTAGATGTAAAGGGATTTTCATCAGCTAGTAATTTTACAGGTAAAGATATAACACCATCTTTTGGATCCACAATTCGCTTATCTAAAAGATATGGTACAGAGAGTGAAGAAGGTGGTAATGTAACATTTAAGACGGGATCTATAATGCTAGCTGCAAGCCAGCAAGATTATGATTTACAAGCTCTTTGGGGTGATGTAGAAGAGAGTGGAAATAGAATTGAAATAAGAAGAGTATTCAATGAAGCTTCTCCAGCCATTAGTAGATTCTTTGATCCGTATGTAGGCTCAGGAGCAGGTTCACAAGGTATGTTAGATGGATTTGGCTGGGGCAATTACTCACCAGGTGTAAGTTTTTTATTAATGCCTACTTATGCAGATGTTTTAAGAATACAAGCTATTGAATTTAATGATCAAATAAGAAAATCAGCTTATTCATTTCAATTAAGAAATAATAGAGTAAAAATATTTCCTGTACCAGCTCAATCACAAAAATTGCATTTTGAATATATTCTTACTAGAGACAAAGATAATCCATTAAAGGATACTGATTGGGCTGCATCAGGATCAGCAGTAATATCGGACTATAGTAATATTCCTTATGATAATATACCATACCGAAATATAAATTCAGTAGGTAAGCAATGGATTAGAAAATATACATTAGCATCGGCTAAAGAATTATTAGGTATAGTTAGGGGAAAATATAATTCAATACCTATACCTAATGCAGATGTATCCTTAGATGGAGAAACATTAAGATCAGAAGCTACAACGGAAAAGGAAAGGTTAATAACAGAATTAAGAGAGAATCTCGAAGCAACTAGTAGAAGATCACAATTGGAAAAACAACGTGAGGAAACAGAGAATATACAAAATACTATTGCTCGAATCCCACTTAAAATATATATAGGATAAATATGCCATTATTTACAGGTCAGAGAGATATAAGTCTATTTAGACAATTTAATCAGGAACTAATAAATAAAATTATTAGAACCGAGATATTGTTTTATAAACTTATTATGGATGAATCGGATACAAATGTATATGGTGAAGGTATAGAAAAAACATATTATGCTGGTATTAAAATACCATGTATTATTAATAGGGAAGATCAAGATTATGCTGAGGAATCCTTTGGTATAGATTTACAGCAAAGAGCTCAATTTTCATTTCTTAGACATGAATTTTTAGATCTTCCTAGCCATGCTCAAGACTTTGTTCCTGAGGTGGGAGATTTAATTGAATGGGACAAAGCATATTTTGAAGTAGATACATTAGTAGAAAATCAAATGGTAGGAGGAAAGGATCCAGACTATTCAAGAGCAGGTAGCGAATGGGGTAGTTCACTTAGTATTATATGCAATTGTCATATGACTCGAATGAGTAGAATACAAATTGAGGATCCTAGATATGGTAATTCGGAAACAACTAAATACGATTACCCAAAAAATATATAAGATATGGCTAGAAAAAGACCAACACCGACATTACACAGATTCCATCCAGCAGCGATGAATCCTGTTGTTGTAGCTAGACCTGATAATCAATCAGCTCCAGGTGCAACGCCGGTAAATCCCAATGCTCCTAGATTTACTGCACCAGAAGCTAAATCAACTAAACCCAATAGGGCTACACAAATTCGCCGTGATGATGATAATGTAAAGGATATTAGTTTAACCCTATACGATGTAGATTTTAATGTGAAAAGATATATTGAAGAACATATAGATCCATATATCTTAGAACAAGGAAAGAAGGTCAAAGTGCCTGTTGTGTATTCTTCTCCTGAAAAATGGACATCAATGCAAAAGTTAGCTGCATTGAGAGATGGAAGAGGAAAACAAAATTTACCTATCATTGCGTATAAAAGAAATTCAATGACAATCAATAATGATTTGGCTAGAAATAAGGTATTGCAAGGAGAAGGTAATGTTATAAATCATTATTCACCTAAATATTCTAATCAAAATCAATATGATAGATTCTCAATGTTACAAGGCGGTAGAAAAAAGCGTTATGAATATTACTCAATAGCCGTTCCTGATTTTGTAGTAATATCTTACGAATTATTAATATGGACGGATTTTATAGAACAACTTAATGGTCTTGTTGAAATGTTTACATATCATCAAGGAACATCATGGGGATCTACATATAAATTTAACACAGTAGGCAATTCATATGATTTTGAGACACAAACAGGAGCAGATGGTGAAAGAGTAACAAGATGTACATTAGGACTTACGGTTAATGCAGGACTCATACCAAAAGACATAGGAAAGGAAGTTAACATGAAGAAGACAATATCAGCTACTAATGTGAGGTTTGGAACAAGAACAGCTTCAGCAGAAGAGATGAAAAAGATCTTTGGTTAATATTTATATAATAAAGATTAGGATAAAGTAATAATATGGCAAACCCAGGCGATTTATCAAGTAATAAGATAAAAAATAGTTTTAACCGACTCGTACAATATGAGCGCGGTGATTTTGAAATGTATGATGGTACGGGGTCAAGAGTAAATGACCTTAATATACCTAATTCAATTACAAGTAGTAATATGTCAATTGGTAACCTAGAAGTTACCAATCTGACAGCTTCATATGTTCGTATCTCCGAAGAACTATCTAATTCAGGTTCAACCTGGTTAGGTAATAGTATCTGCGACGACAAACATCAATTTACAGGTCACACTTGGATTACTGGATCACTTACTGTTAGTCATTCATGTACATTTAGAAATATAGGACAAGCTAAATTTATATATTTAGATAATCCTGTAATTGAAGATCAAAAACCAGCAGTAGTAAATAGAGGGACTGGAACGGGGCAATATAATGTACCTAGATTTGGTGGCCAAGATGCTGCATTAGATGTTTATGGTAATATGGTTATTACCGGTTCATTAATTGTATTGGATACAATATGGGCACAGGAATTTCATACCGAAGTAACATCGCAATCAATTATATATACTAGTGGATCTTCAAAATTTGGGGGTGAGTCTGATGATACAATGACGGTAACCGGTAGTATATTCCAATCTGGATCCGATAGTTACTTTCTAAATGGTATAGGGATAGGAACAACTGGTAGTAATAAAGCTGGAACGTATAACGAGCCAGGACAAGATAATCCAGTTCTTATGTCTCACCTTTTAACAATAGCAGACCCAGGCCATAATTATGGTGATGGAGATGCAGGCGTAGCTGGATATAAATTAGGTAGGATAGCACATTGGTCTTATCTTAATTTAGCTAATGATGCGGTTAGGATCCATGATAAGCAAAGAGGTGAAGATGTATTTAATATTAATTCCATTTATGCTAATATATTTTTAGGATCTGCTACAGGAAGTACATCGGATCAAAGTACTAATGAAGGTATTGGCAAAGGCGGGCAATATAGAGTAGCAATTAATGCTCCATCAGCATCAGCACTACCTAGTGATTCCAATTTATTCGTAAGTTCATCGGCGCATGCTAGAACAAGAATAGAATCCTCAGGATCAGATGCATCAGCATCATTAGTATTAAGATCAGGATTATCTCATTGGGAAATGTCTACTATGTCAGGTAGTGGCTCTGTATCTACGACTCCAAGAAGAGCAACACATACTGAATCATTATCTATAAGAGCATATACAAGCCCGCATGGCTACGCTAGAAAGGAAATGATCAAGGTCAGCAGCACAGGTGATGTAGGTCTAGGTATAAATGTATTTGATAATCAAGTAGGTGGTACAGAACCATCAGCTAGATTACACGTATCACACTCAGATAGCACATTAGCTATATTCGAATCATCTTATGATCAGGTAGCAATTGAATTAAAAACTAATTCAGGAGCAGGTAAGCACGGACATAATTCAAAATATATAGCAATGAAGGATGATAAGTTAATATTTGGTCATTTTGTTAGCCAATCTGATGGAACAGAAGGATTAGCATTACATAAATCTAACCATTCTCTTATTATAACTGGATCTCAATCGCATGTAGGTATAAGAATGAATCCATCAAGTGGATCATTCATTAATGGATTTGCTTCTCAAAATAAACAAGTATTTGAACATGCATTAACTATTAGTGGATCTGTTAATGTAGTTAGAGGTAGATTTTCTGCATCAAGTTGGAAATTAGATGCGGATGGTAAAATGCATGAAATTGCATACCATGAAGCTGATGGAACTAATGGATTATATTTTAACCATGAAAAAACCTTATTTTTATCTGGTAGTGGAACCAGGACTAATTATATATTCGGTCAAGATTCTGGACAAAATCTTACTACAGGATATGAAAATATATTCATAGGCCAAAGAGCTGGTATGGAAATTACAACGGGTAATAGAAATACAATAATTGGATCCCAGGCATTGGATGCTGGAACAACAGGCGTATTAAATACAGCTGTAGGTTATGCTAATATGGCAAATGCTGAATTAGAATCTATCGGTAATACAGCTGTGGGATCAAACAATCAAAGCCAGCTTAGAACAGGTGATTATAATATCAGTATGGGTTATGAGGTCATGCAACACAATAGAGCTGGTGCAGATAATATAGCAATAGGAAGAAATGCTGGTAGAAGCATTAATTCAGGTAGTTATAACATATATATAGGCCATAGAGCTGGATACGGATCATCTAGCAATGGTAATTCACTTGATGCTGCCCAAGCATATATTTTAGCAATAGGAACACGAGCTGAAGCATCCCTCAATGATAAATCCGGAACTCCGGTAACTAATGCAACCGCCATCGGTAAATTTGCAGTAGTAAGTCAAAGTAATTCAATGGTATTCGGTCCTGCTCATCATTCATCATTAACTTATGGTGGACATAGACCAAGATTTAGAATTGGAATGGGTGGTATATCTAGTCCTAACGCAACCTTAGAAGTATCAGGAACAGTAAACTTTACAGGATCTTTAATGATATCTGGTTCAACCGGGACAGCAAAATATAATAAAAGATCTGGATCACTTAAAGTATCTGGATCAGGTGTATTTGTTCAAACTAGATTAGATTCAAAAAGATTCACAGGACATGGCTGGACTGAAAGAGCAAGCGCGAATCCTAAATCAAGAGGTGGCGCATTAAGTGTATATGGTAAATCATTCCATTACGGAACTATGCGTATTAGTGGTTCTAATAATGAGGAAACAGATAAGTATGGTATAGTATCTAATGTTTCAATGTCTGCATTGATGATTAGTGGAGGACAACACAATCATGGAGATATAGATGTTACTGGTTCCATATTCGTACAAAATTCAGGTTCATTTGAAAATGCAATGGTTGAAAAGGTATTGACTATTGGACAAAAAGCTCACTGGTCTACTACACCAGAGATTAATGACGAGGCTAATATAGCATTAGATGTATTTAAGCCAGCAGGTGGAGAATTTGCAGCATCATTTAATGGCGTAGTATCAATGAGCCATAACCTAATATTTAATAATTCGGCTTCCGTTATGGTTCATGATAGCTCACATGCAGAAACTATATTATTTAGAAAGGATACTAATAATGCAAATAGATTTTATAATGAATCAGCACCATTTTATTTCTTTACAGGATCAACTGCCAATGGAAATAGTGATGAATTAATAAATCAGGTACCAGCTTTAACTATATCAGGAAGTAATTCAAGTATAGTAACATATGGATCAGCAATAGATCGTAATAAAGATTATAATACTGGTGTAAGGGTTGGAATAGGAACGATATCAGCATCAAAAGCATTAACGATTAAAGGTTCGATAAGTGCAAGTGGTGATTTATTTGTAGACAAATTCTTTGTAGGTTCAGGATCTCATGATTCTAATTCTCCAAATGGTGGTAGAGTGGCAGTATTCTCAGCTAGTATAATGTCTGGTTCAAATTATAAGATAGGATATGATAATTCGAGTGATGATAATGTAGCAACTTGGATGGTATTGGATCCTACACATAAAAGATCCCATAAGTGGTATAATGCTGCAGATAATGTAAGGGGTATAGATACTGTACTCGTTGGTGGCCAATCTTCCAATCAAATAGCTAGATATTCTACAACGTTAGGATTTGCAGCAGGTGCGAATCTTTCAGGATCTGGTAATACTGTAATTGGATCGCATGCAGCTGAAATGCTACAAGCAGGAGCAGCAGTAGACAATGTAATTATGGGTAGATTCGCAGCAGGAACAATGCGTTCAGGTTCCAATAACATAATATTAGGGGCAAATGCTGCATTTCAATTAGGTAGATTAATAAAAGCATCAGGATCTCAATCAAATCCAAAACATAATGTAATAATTGGTGATTCGGCTTCGCATCTTAATAAATCAGGTTCACAAAATGTAATAATAGGAGCTCTTGCAGGAGGGCAAACAGGATCACATGCACATAATAATGTCGCAACATTAGAAACATCACTTTCAGGTAGTATATTTATAGGAACACATGCTGGTGGTAATATGGTAGGTAAGGGTATGAGAAATGATCCACATCGTATTCCATTTGGTAATATAGGTATTGGTCATAGAATATCAATGGCTAGTCCATCTGCAAGTCATCAAATGAATATTGGTAATATGATATGGGCTACAGGTTCAGGTGATATTCAATATCTTGGTTTAGGACATCATACTAGAATGCATCCTACTAAGACTCTTCAGGTAGGCGGTGATATCAGTGCCAGTAATGCTTTATTTATTGGACATGGCGATCCATCAGTTAAGGATCATGAAGGATCTGGTGTAGGTATGGAATTCATTAGTGCATCCGCTGGTAATATATCAATGTCAGGTTGGATTTCTGCTTCTGCATTAGAAATATATGGATCTTCTGTATCAATAACACGAGGACATATATCTTCAAGTGGAAATATACTTAATGCTGGATTTATAAAAACTGAAGGATATATAAGTTCAAGTACGGTATCAGCTAGTGGGCAATTATTAGGAGGTTCAGTATACTCAATAGGACAGATTAGTTCAAGTGGAACTATTAAAGGTACTAACTATTACATGGGCCAAAGAAAATTGGCAACGCCAAGTACCGTTGATAGTAAAGGAATAGTGTTTGGTAACTCAGGCGATGGGAATGCATTGTTTACTCATATATCAGCATCTGGTAAAATTTATGCTGCTAATAATATTAGTTCAAGTAGATATATCTTTGGTAAGAGATTAACAATAGGAAGTGGATCTGCACCTACAAAAGATGGTGCAATATCAGTAGTTCATGTTTCAGCTTCAGGTAATATAAGTGCTAGTGGTAGATTCTATGCAGGCCAAGGAATTATAACAAATGATTGGCAATTTAGCTCTGCTGCAGCAGTAGGCATGGGATCTACATTAAGTGTTACAGGTGATATAACTAGTCTAGGTAATATAAGTGGTAGTACATTTACAATGGCAAGTGGGTCGACCAATACATTAGTAATTGGTAGTGGCTCAAGACCATTAGATTTTGGTGGATTGGTTGTTGGATCAGTATCTGCATCAGGAAATATTACAGGTAGTATAACGAGTACTATAGAGGTAGGTGGAACGATTAAAGCTAGACATTTTATTGCGAGTAAAATTAATGATCTTAATGCAGCAGGAAATGCAGTTGCTAATGGTACAACAATACCTGCTACAGGAGTAACATTTATGGCTGGTGCAGATGGAACAAAAGCTGGAGTATTAGTATCTGCAGCTACTCTTTTAATAGGCCATACTTTTACAGTTCATAATACAAATGCATCTAATGCATTAAAGGTATTTCCTGCAGCAGGTGAAACAATACATCCTCTATCACAGGATGCAGCAGCTTCAGTACCAGCTTCAACGGCTATGGTATTAACAGTAACTGCAGAGAATAACTTTAGAGGATACTTCACTACTGCAATCAGCTAATAAGTAGAAAAAGTATAATTAATGAGTGTTTGAGTGTGTTTTAGTATATTTATTTAAGACAAATAATGTATACAAACAAAGGAGATAGTTATGAGCACAGAAGTAAAATTTACAGACGATGAGTTAAAAAAAATCAGTGATATTCAAACTGGTTATCAACAAAAAACAGCTCTATTTGGGCAACTAAGTCTGCAAAAGTTCCAGGTTAATAGACAACTTGATGGTATAGATCAAGCTGAAGAAAACCTCCGAAACGAAATTATACAACTAGAAACGGACGAGCGTGGTCTAGTTAAGGAATTGAATCAGAAATACGGAGCTGGAACTTTGGACCCTCAAACAGGTACCTTCACTCCGGCACAAAATTAAGAGGAGTTAAAACATGGCAGAAAAAATAGTTAGTCCTGGTGTCTTTACGAACGAGAGAGACTTATCTTTTTTACCAGCATCAATTGGAGAAATTGGAGCTGCAATAATAGGACCTACAGTCAAAGGACCTGCATTTGAACCTACAATTATTGAATCATTTAAGGAATTTGAAGCAGTCTTTGGTCCTAAAACCAAAGAGTCTTACGTTCCTTATACGGTTGAACAGTATTTGAAGAGTGCGGGAAGAGTAACAATAGTAAGAATTTTAGGATTATCAGGATATTTAGAACAAGCTATTGATATAGCAGTTTCTGGTAGTTATAGACTTGATGCTTCTCCTGATGCAGGTGGAAGAACAGTAGCTGTATTAGCTCCTGGTCAAGTTGATCCAACTGCAAAATGGTATGCTCTATCTGCATCCAATACTAAAGCCGGTGTAAATGGTGATGGTGCTGAAGATAATGTAGTTAGAAGACAAGATTTTGGAGACGCAAGTGGATTCTTATTATTTCTAAGTGCTTCAAGTCATCCGACAGAACAAGATAGTGATGGTAATGCAATACCTTATGGTTCTACAACGAACTTTACAACAGGACATGCAGTAAAATCAGCTGGTACTTCACCAAATCATGCAGCTACATCTAAGACAGATGATACAGCTTATTCTGCATCATTAGATCCATCAAGTGAATTTTTAATTGATAAGGTATTTGGTACAACACCAAAGGATAGATATAAGCCTGTTTATTTGAAATATTGGTTTAAGAATGCAGCTTCTGCATCTTTCGCTGCACATACAACAGTTGGGGCTAAAACAGTTCCTTCTGTGATAGTAGGTGGTGGATTATATAATGGTAATATGGATTCAGGTAATACATCTACTGAAATAAGTTACAAACATGTATATGCTACTAAGAACGGATATGAAGCAAGAACACCATTTATAACATCACAAAAGGTTGGTGGAAAAACAGTAAATTTATTTAAGATACATACAAGAGCCCATGGTAGTTCGGTAAATCATGAAATCAAAGCATGTATATTAAATGTAAGAGCAGCTGGTTCAGTTGCAGGATCAGAATATGGTTCATTCTCCTTACAACTAAGAAGAGTGAAGGTAGATGGATCTATATTAGCTAACAGAACCCCATATAAAAAATCTAACGATTCAGATAGAGCTCCTGAGGTAGTTGAACAATTTAATAATTTAACATTAGATCCTAATAACCCAAATTTCCTAGGTAGAGTAGTTGGTGATAGATATCAAGCTATTGATGCAGCAGGAAAGGTAACGGTATATGGGGATTATGCTAATAAGTCAAATTACATTTGGTTAGAAATTCCTGAGGAAGTTAAAGATCAAGGTGTATCTGCAGAATTAGTACCATTTGGATATGCAGCATTATTAGAACCAGTTCCTTCAACATTCAAAGGTTGTCCATCAGCATCTACGATAGGTGTATATGGTGAATCTGAAAATGGTAATGAAGAAAGAAATAAAAAACAAATTATGGATGGTGTTTATAATAAAGCGGTATTCTACGGATTTGATTTTACAAATGTAGATAACTTAAATTATTTATCACCTTTACCAAAAGAAAGCACAACTGCAGGAAATAATGCAGCATTTAATTTAAGTGATTGTTGGCAACATCCATCTGCATCATTAGATGGAGGAGGAACACCAAGAGGTGAAAACATTACGCCAGGTGGTTCAGCAATTAATTTAGCTACTAAAAAGTTTGCAATACCATTCCAAGGTGGTTTTGATGGATTTAATCCTTCAAGATTCGTTGGACTAGCAGGAGATATATCAGCAGCTAATTTATTTGGCTTCGACTGTTCTACTGCACAGAAGGATGGTACACTAGCATATAAAAGAGCTGTTAACGCAGTATCTAATCCAGATGAGTATGATATCAATATGATGGCAACTCCGGGTGCAGATCATAGATTACATTCTGGAATTACTACACATGCTAAGAATACATGTGAAGATAGAGGAGATGCATTCTATGTAATGGATGCAGCTTCATACGGTGATAATATTACAACAGTAACAGATACAATTAAAGCATTTGATTCTAATTATACAGCTTGTTATTATCCATGGGTTAAAATCCTAGATACTGATATTAATAAGCCAGTATGGGTTCCACCATCAGTGGTAGTTCCTGGAGCAATTGCTTATAATGATAAGGTAGCTTTTGAATGGTTTGCTCCGGCAGGACTAAACAGAGGTACTCTTACTGAAGTAATTGAGGTTAAAAGTAGATTAACTCATGATGAAAGAGATGATTTATATGAAGGTAGAGTAAATCCTATTGCTACATTCCCTGGTCAAGGTGTATGTATCTGGGGACAGAAAACGCTTCAAGCTAAACCATCTGCATTGGATAGAGTTAATGTAAGAAGATTATTAATTGCTGTTAAGAAATTTATCGCTTCAGCAACTAAATATTTAGTATTTGAAAATAACACAACAGCAACTAGAAATAGATTTCTAAATATAGTTAATCCTTATTTAGAATCAATTCAGCAAAGACAAGGCTTGTATGCGTTCAAGGTTATAATGGATGAATCTAATAATACTCCTGATGTAATTGATAGAAATCAAATGATCGGTGAATTATTTTTACAACCTGCTAAGGCAGCTGAATTCATTATATTAGACTTTAACATTTTACCAACAGGCGCAGCCTTTCCAGAATAAGATAAAAAATAGAATAAAGAGGAGTTAAGAAATGGCAGAAAAAATAGTTAGCCCAGGCGTATTTACCAATGAACGTGATTTATCATTTTTACCAGCAGGTATTTCGTCAATAGGAGCCGCAATTATAGGACCAACAATCAAAGGCCCAGCATTTGAACCAACTGTAATAGAATCATTCAGTGAGTTTGAGAAAGTGTTTGGACCTAAGACACAGGACAGTTATGTTCCATACGCAGTTGAACAATATATGAAAAGCGCGGGACGTGTAACAATTGTAAGAGTTGTAGGTCTAAGTGGGTATTCACCATATTTAGTAGAATTAGTAATGAGTGGATCAAGTGATACTACATTAGCCGGCGGTAATAACGTTGTAGCTGTATATCACCCAACACATGTAGATAGTGATGCTTACTTTACACCTAAATTGGGTGATGGTACAGAAGAAATTACTAAATTTATTATGACCGGATCTACAGATAAGGCCAATCAAATTACACAATTTATTAAAGATACTGAAGCTGGTAAAAATTTCCCTATTGGTGGTTCTAACTTCTCTGGATCATTTAGTGGAAGTTACTTTGTACTTAATTCTTCATATAACTCACAAGACTCTGATATATCTACAACAGGATATACAGGAGGAGAAGATCAGGAAAGTGAATCACACTTCTTCTGGTTCTCAGCTTCATTACAAGCAGCTCAACCTGTAAGAGTAGAGTATGATGGAGCTATTAGAACAGTATCTACATATTTTGATCACGTGCATGCAGTTGATCTTAATGTTATATTAGATAGTGGTGTGGTAACATCATCTTTATATCAAAAAACTTTTAGACATGGATATACCCATGGAACAGATGAATTAGTAGCAACTTCAATGAAAAGACCTAATGATCCATTAGTTGGAAATGGCGATGTAACCAGTCCAGCTGATAGAGCACATGGAACAGCATTCTTATCTTCATCTATTGGTAATGACGTACTTGGTGATGCAATGGCAGTAGGTAGAGGTATAGTTCTTACAACTACTACTACAGCAACTCATAAAGCAGTAATCTTTATTCCAGGAGGAGTAACAGGTGGAACTGATTTAACATATACAGTATTAGGATCAGCGGATCCTGCAGCAGATTCACCAGGATCTAGAGTAGGTTCATTCCAGGCAGGAACTAATGCATTTAATCAGGCACAATCATTAGTTAAAATGATTAACTGTGATCAACCTAATTTAGATGCAGATGATGCAGCTTCTCATTATGGATTCCATGTAGGAGCAGATTGGGACTTAGGTAAATATATTCATGCTACAACAGGTTCTCACATAGCTTCAGCATCTAATATACACTTATTCCTTACTTCAGCATCTTACGGTGGAGCAGGTAATAGTGCTTATGTATCACAATCAAGTGGACGTAATACTATTGTTGCAGGAACACACAGTACTAAAACATATTTTGCTTCTGGATCTTATATGTCAGGAACATTTGCACGTATAACTAAGGATGCAATTAATTCAGTAACACAAAATAGTGAACAAATATTTTCAGCTACATTAGGATCTGGTAGTGGATCACTTACTATACAAAACAGCCTAACAGGTAGATCAGCAGATGCTGCGTATTCTCAATCTGTAGCAGGACGTGGAACAGTAGGAGCTCCTAGATGGTCAGCAGACGCACAATCTTTAACTGCATCTATACAAACTACACAACAGGGTGGATCTGATGCGGAATCATTTGTACTTTATTTCTCTGGTTCAGCTGGAGGAAGTTTAGGTGCAACTTATACAAATAATACTAACTTTGATACAGGACATGCAGATAATGGTAATATTCATACTACAGCAACTGCTTATTCAGCATCAGTTAATCCTAATAGTTCAAATCACCTAACTAAAGTATTTGGAATGTCTCCAAAAGATAGATATAAGCCAGTATATACTTACATGTGGTTTAAGAATTATGCATCAGCATCGTATTCATCTGATAATGCAGCACAGGTTAAAGTAAAATCAATTCAAAATGATATTGCTTATGGATATAGTGTAAAGGATGGGTATGAAGCAAGAACACCATGGATTACTTCACAAAAAGTTGGTGGAAAAACAACACAATTATTCAAATTTCATACTAGAGCTCATGGACCAGCAATGAGTTACCAAGTTAAAGTTGGTATACTTAATGTAAAGGGTGCAGGAACAGTAGCAGGATCTGAATATGGTACATTCTCAGTTCAATTAAGAAGAGTAGATCTCGATGGTTCAGTACATGCAGTTCAATCTCCATGGAAAAAATCAGGTGACTCTGATAGAAGACCACATATAGTAGAACAATGGAATAATTTAACATTAGATCCAGATAATCCAAACTTTATAGGTAGAGTGATTGGTGATAGATACCAGGAAATAGATGCAGATGGTAAGGTAACTATGTATGGTGATTATCCTAACTTATCTTCATTCGTATGGGTAGAATTACCTGAGGATGTAAAAGATAAAGGTACATCAGCAGAATTAGTACCATTTGGATATGCAACCGTTCTTGAACCATTAAATGCAACACATGGTAGTTTACCAAGTGCATCGGTTATTGGTAACGGCGAAGGACATCTTGGAACTTATAATGATATGGTAGGTAAAAACCTAGCTAAGAAAGGATCACAAGTATTAGATAATGTATATAATAAGAGAGTATTCTACGGATTTGATTATTCAGATTCAGATAATCTTAATTATTTAATGCCTTTACCTGATAGTGCTCCTGCAGGAGGATTAGCAGCTGCAGCAGGAAACAATAAAGCATTTAATTTAGCTAATTGCTTCCAACACCCTTCAGCTTCATTAGATTCAGGAGATGGTGATGCTATTACACCAACAGGAACTACGATAAATCTTCAAACTAAGAAATTTATGATACCTTTCCAAGGTGGTTTTGATGGATTGAATCCTGCTAGATACATAGCAAGAGGATCTGATATAACATCAACTAACATGCAAGGGTATGATTTATCAACAATGGAAAAAGATGGAGCACTTGCTTATAAAAGAGCATTAAATGCAATATCTAATCCTGATGAAATAGATATTAACATGATTATTACTCCAGGTCCTAATATGAAAGATCACGCACCTGTTACTACATACGCTAAGAATGTAGCGGAAGATAGAGCAGATGCATTCTATATAATGGATTCAATAGGAAAACAAGCTTCAATGGAAGGTTTAGGAATGTCTACAGTAACTAATGTAGTAAAATCATTCGATTCCAACTATACAGCTACTTATTGGCCATGGGTTAAGATAATGGATAGTGATATTAATAAACCAGTATGGGTTCCGCCATCAGTAGTAGCAGGTGGAGTTATATCTCATAATGATAATGTAGCATATGAATGGTTCGCACCAGCAGGTTTCAATAGAGGAATGTTAACATCAGCCCTCGAAGTGGAATCAAGATTAACTCATGCTGAACGTGATGATTTATATGAAGGAAGAGTAAATCCTATTGCAACATTTAAGGAAGGTATATCAATATGGGGTCAGAAGACGTTACAAGCTAGACCATCAGCACTTGATAGAATTAATGTAAGAAGATTACTAATCGCAGCTAAGAAATTTATTGCATCCGCAACTAAATATTTAGTATTTGAAAATAACACAACAGCTACTAGAAATAGATTCTTAAACATAGCTAATCCATACTTTGAAAGTGTTCAACAAAGACAAGGTATTTACGCCTTTAAGGTTATAATGGATGAATCGAATAATACTGCCGATGTAATTGATAGAAATCAAATGATCGGTGAGATATTCTTACAACCAGCTAAGGCAGCAGAATTTATTATATTAGACTTTAACATATTACCAACAGGAGCAGTATTCCCTGAATAAAACCAGAAAAAAAGGATACTTTTTATAAAACTGCATATTTATATATGTAGAACAAGAATAAACGAGGAGAACAAATGGCACAATTAATCGACCCAACAGAAGCAATGTTTACCGCATTTGAACCAAAAATGCAAAACAGGTTTATCATGTATATAGATGGTATTCCTGCATATTTAATTAAGAAAACTTCAAGACCATCAATAACATTTGGTGAGGTAGTACTTGATCACATTAACGTCAAAAGGAAACTTAAAGGAAAAGGTGACTGGCAAGACGTAACAATAGAACTATATGATCCAGTAGTACCATCAGCAGCACAAGCTGTAATGGAATGGGTTAGACTATCTCATGAATCAGTTACTGGTCGTGATGGATATGCAGATTTCTACAAGAAGGATATTACATTTAATGTATTAGGCCCTGTAGGTGATAAGGTAGAGGAATGGACACTTAAAGGTGCATTTATCTTATCTACAGCAGCAGGTGATTTAGATTGGTCAAGTGGTGAAGCATTCGTAACTATGGGTCTTACCCTTAAGTACGATTACGCAATACTACAGTACTAATTAGCAACAAATAAAAGTTATTAAACAACATAGGAGAATAAGTTATGGCAGACGAAAATAAGTCTACAAACAGCGCACAACCTGAGGTAGCCCCTCAGATCAATTCAAAATACCCAACGGAACTCGTTGACTTACCAAGCGAAGGATGGTTTTATGCAAAAGACCATCCTTTAGCTTCTGGTCAGATAGAGATGAGATATATGACGGCAAGAGATGAGGATATCCTTACCTCTGCTAATCTTATTAAGAAGGGTGTAGTATTAGATAAATTATTAAAATCATTAATTGTTACTCCATGTAACTATGACGATATAATCACAGGCGACAAGAATGCAATTATGGTTGCAGCTAGAGTCTTAGGTTATGGTAAAGACTATGAGGTTGGAATTAAATGTCCAGATTGTGGTGAAAAGAATGAATTAATAATTGACCTTGCACAATTACCACATAAAGAAGTAGATTTTACTGAATTTGAAAAAGGAATAAATGAATTTGAATTCACATTACCAGTTTCTAAGAAAGTAATTACTTATCAACTTATGACAGGTCGTAAGGACAAGGCTATGGAGGCTGAGCTTAAAGGAATTGCAAAATTCGCATCTAAGAATGGACCAGGTCAAGAACTTACTACAAGATTAAAACATCAAATTATAGCTATAGATGGTAATAGAGATACTAAAGCTATTAGGGATTTCATAGAGAATGAACTGATGGCAAGAGATTCATTAGATCTGCGTAAAACAATTAAGGCCTCAGGTCCTGATGTTTCAATGCAATTTAGATTTGAATGTGATCAATGTGCGCATGATGAGGTTGTCGATTTACCAATCGACAGCGGGTTTTTTTGGCCTAACACCAAGTCATAGACCTGTAATTCACGAGGATATATTTACACTTTGCTACTATGGTAAAGGCTTTACTCATGCGGATGTATATGATATGCCTTTATATTTACGTAAATTTTACTTACACCAGGTCAACCTAGCTGTAAAGCGACAAAACGAAGCTAATTCAGGCAAGGAATCCGGAAATACAAGACCTAAAGTTCACAGACCTCCAGGGGTAAATTCATAGTATTTTATATGTTTCACATATTTATATCTATACTATACAATAGATGATGGGAGAATTATAATATGGCAAGAACACCAAAAATGAATGAGGGTATACTTAGTAAGTTATATGGATTATTAAAAACAGTTCATAAGCGAGGTAAGTTTTATGCGGCAATGCAAGGCGATGCTAAATTAAAAAGATATACTAAAGAATTCGAAAAAGCTACTAAGGATTTAGAAACCGCAGTTCAAGCCCGTAGAAAGGAAAGTCCCGAATTTGCTACCCATTATGATAAATGGTCAAAAATATATGATTGGTATGTTATAGGTAATAAATCCAAAAAGTAGTGGAGTAAAAGTTCATGGCTAGAAAAATAGATCCAAAAGAATTTATAAGAAGTGAAGAACAACTCAACCAGATATATGTTGAGCGTGGAAAGATATTACAAAAAAATTCCGAATACCAAGCCCAAATACTTGAAGCCTCATTGGCTGACTTACGAACAGCTGCTCAAGCTGAAACCAATATCGACAAACTAGCAAAAATTCAAACAGAGATATTGCGAGTAGAAGAAGAGGCAAATGCAGAGAGAGCCAGGGCCAATGAACTTACACAAAGAAATACTACCCTAAAACGAGATCAGGTAAAGTCGTTAGGTGATGAACAAACCATACGTAAAAAGATACAAGACTCCGAAAAAGAATTTTTTAAGCAAGAAGCAGGCAGACCAGCTGTATATAATGATATGGCAAAGAAGTTGCAAATAGGTGTACAGTTTTCTTCCAAAATGATGATACAAGAAGAATTAATGGGTAACCTTACTAAGGCAAGAAGAGTAGAATTAGAAGGGGTTTCAGATACTATAGATAGTGTTCAGAAGATTCAGCAAAATGTTGCTGCTAGCATGAAATCTAGAAGTAATAGAATGAAGGAAATATTAGGATTTGCAACTGAGACTGTTCCATATGAGAGTGAGTTAAGAAATTTAGCAAATGAAATTGCAATAGCCAAGGCAGCAGGTAACGTAGAGGATGTAGCAAAGCTACAACTCGCACAGAAGGGCTTAGAAGCAGCTTCTAAGGCCGAAAAGATGGAGGAGCGTCGTAAACAATTATCTAAAGATATACTAAATACAATGGAGAATCAGACAGGAGCAGCTGGTCAAATATTCTCTACTCTTAAAAGTATTGTAACAAATCCTTTAACCCTTATGACTGGATTATTAGCTGTAGGATTGAAGCGATATGAAACGATGCGTCAAAGAGCAGTGCAATTAGCTGAGGAACAAGATAGGGTAAATAAATCATTAGCAGGTGGTGGTGTATATCAGGAAAGGAATTTAGAATTAGCTAAGCAAATGCAATCTAGATTTAGAAAATCTGGTGAAGGATTTGCATCCTCATTAGAAGGAGCAGCAGAGGTAACAGCCGCATTATCTGATAAATTAGGTAGTGTATATAATGTATCCGAAAAGCTAGTAGATTCAGCTGTTAAGTTAAGATTAGGATTAGGATTAAGTGCGGAAGATTCTGCTAAGGTAATGGACAACATGATGCTCATGACAGGATTCTCAGAAGATACTGCAGCAAACATGATTCAATCAACCTATGCTATGTCTGATATGTATGGATTAAATCCAGCATTAGTATTTCAAGATATAGCTAATGCATCTACTGAAACAAGAACAATGTTTGGTGGTACAGCTGACAATGTAAGAAACGCAGCAATTGAAGCTAGACGTATGGGTATATCAATGGATGATATGGCTAAGGTAGCAAAGGGGTTATTAGACTTTGAAAGTTCAATTGAAGCCGAAATGGAAGCACAATTACTAACTGGTAAAAATATAAATCTTCAGAAAGCTAGGGAAATGGCTATGTCTGGAGATGCACTTGGAGCTTCTCAGGAGGTTCTTAAGCAAATGGGTGGTATATCAGAATTTAATAAAATGAATATCTTCCAAAAAGAAGCAATGGCCAAAGCTGCAGGTTTAGAACTTGGAGAAATGGAGAAGATGCTTAAAGGTGGTGAAATGAAAAAAGGCCAGGAAGATGAAGCTCAGAAGAGAAAGGGAAAGGACGCTAAATTATTAGATCAACAGGTTAAGGTAATGGGTCAATTAGAGACAGGTTTGTCTGTAATGGAAAAGATTGCTAATCGTATTGGAGATATATTCCTTAAGGTGTTTGGTGGTGATATTAAAGATCTTGAAAAAGGATTTATGAAATTTATAAACTCCGATCAATTTGAGGTTGGATTAACACATTTCCTAGAAACCGTAAAAACAATAATTACTACAATAATAGACGGAGTAAAAGCAGCTATTGCTTTTTTTAATAACTCTGGTATTGGTGATTTTATTAAAAGTGCACTAAGAATGGTAGGTGGAGGAAGTGCTACTAAAGGATTTGTAAATACTATAATGGCTGGCTTTGCAGCTAAAAAGGTGATAGGATTATTTGGCCCTTTAATTAAAGGACTATTTCCAGGAAAGATAGGTGATTTATTTTCAGGAGCTGGTGGAATGTTCTCAAAAGGAACGAGTATGAATCCAATGCATGTAACGGATTCATCTGGTGGAAATTTCGGTGGAGGTAAAGGAAAAGCAAAGGGATTTGGTAGATTATTAAAAGCTTTTCAGAAAGGTGGATTAAAGGGAAGTGGAAAGGCCGCAAGTAGAATGATAAAAGGAGGCCGAATTGGTCAATTAGGTACAATGATGGCAGGTGGATCAGCTAATGCTGCATCTTTAGGAGGAACTGCTTTAGGTGGAGCTGGTGTAGTAGGGGGAGCGTTAGGTTTAGGAGCTGCAGCTTATATGTCTGCAAAGGATCTAAATGATGCTGGAACCGCAACATCAGGAATTAAGAAAACCCAGGCAGTAACAGGTGCCTCAGGTGCGGCAACAGGTGCATTAGCAGGAGCTGCAATTGGATCAGTAGTGCCAATCGTAGGTACATTATTAGGTGCAGGTATTGGGGCATTAGTTGGATATGCAGCAGGTAGGTGGGGAGGAACCTTGGAAATATTTGAAAATGATGTAGATGCAGCTTCTAGAATGGCCCAAGAACAAGCGGATAAATTAGCTATGTCTACCTCACAGACTGACCAGACAATGACGGCGTTAAAATTTGCAGCAAGAGGCAATACAGAGGAATTGGCTAGATTAGAAGGTATAGAACAGGCTCTGATACAAACAAATGTTGATTTACAAGCAGCTATACAGGAAAGAACGGGAGCAGAAAGATTACAATCAGAAGCAGCTAAAGCTGATGCATTCCTTCAAGATGGAATTGCTGCAAATAGAAGTATGTGGGGTGATGACGAGGAAGCAATGTTAGGTGGATTGGGTATGAGTTCTGATCTAATGGCACAGCAAATGACTGATTTTGCAAAATCAACAGGTAAATCTAAAGCTTCTATGGCGGATTTCTTTGCTGCAAATTCAGGCGCTAAAGATCAATACTTTGCACAATTATTTGATAAGACTGGTATTACTGATGTAGATGAGCAAAACGCCTACATGGCACGAGCTATGGAAGATTTTGGAGATACTACATTTAGAGCTAGTGATCCATTAGATGGAATGGGTGACTTCATTACAAATAGTACCACTGATATGGTAGGACAGATGCAAGTACAAGCTGATCTAGCAAGTATGTCTGCTTCATTTGAAAGCGACCTTATGAAACAAGAGGAAGAAAGGATAATGAAAGATAAAACATTAAGCAAACAGGATGTTGACCAGAAAATGAAAGATTTCAGGAATTCAAAAAAAATTCAAGATAAAATAATGAAATTTGAGGAGAATAAATTAGCGGAACTTGAATATGCTAATATGTCGTTTACTGAAAAAATGGGAGATTACTTAGGAGGCATCGGTGACTGGTTTTCAGGAATTGGAACAGCTATTAAAGAGTGGTTCTCAAAAGGATGGACATTGATAAAAGAAAAATTTTCAGCCTTTGGAGAATCAATAAAAGCATGGCCTGGAAAGATGTGGACTAGCATATTGGCTGCTTTTGAAACAATGGGTGCTAAAATTGCAAATCTCCATAAAGTAATTAGTGGATATCTGCAATATCCATTTAACTTTGATGTTTCTGTTTCAGCATCTTCTCCTTTCCTACATATGGACCATAAGGGATGGGATGGTATAGATAGAGGTAATGACCTTATGTTACCAGGGACAAATCCACCATCTGGATATGGCAGTAGAATGATCATGGCAGATGAAGGAACCTTTGCCATGAATAATAATGACACTATTATAGCTGGAACGGATCTAGGTCAAAATACAGAGAATAATAGCGCACCTGTATCGGTTATATCATCAAATGATGATGGAAGTTCTAATAGAATGGCCGATGCAATCGAAATATTAGTTAAACAAAATAAAATGTTAATTGAATTAGTAGCTCGGGGTAGAGTAATACAAATGGATGGTGCCGCTGTTGGTAAAGCAGTTGGTCTTGCATCAGTAAGGGCATAATATGGCAAAGAGAATACCAATAGAACCAATGAAGATTAGCTTTCCAACTGGAAGGCATAATTCTAGTGATATATCTGCTACTTCTATATCATTTCCTACAGGTAGACACAATTCAAGTAATATACCAGCAACATCTATATCATTTCCTACAGGTAGACACAATTCAAGTAATATATCTCCGTTAGATGTTAGCAATTTCAATCCAAATCTAAAATCGGATATAGCACCATTAAATGTTAGTCAATTCAATCCAAATCTAAAATCGGATATAGCTCCATTAAATGTTAGCCAATTTAACCCAAATCTAAAATCGGATATACCAGCAACTAATTTATCTCCGGTTCTTGGAAGACATGAAGCACCTACACCAGCTGGAACAAATTTAACACCAGTAACAGGTAGGCATTTATCTAGTAATACAGCACCATTAAACTCTACTTTAGGAGCAAATAATCAAGCTAGTAATACGGCACCATTAAACTCCACTTTAGGAGCAAATAATCAAGCTAGTAATACAAAAGCACAAAATCTAACTCCAGTAACTGGTAGACATTTATCGAGTAATACCGCTCCTATTAATTCAACTCTTGGTGCAAATAATCAAGCTAGTAATACAGCACCATTAAATTCAACCTTAACAGGAAGACATGAATCATCTGGTATAGATAGCAATCCAACAACACCTGGTGGTAGACATGAAAGTAGCAATACTGCCCCGGTAAATTCAATACTTGGTGCAAATAATCAAGCTAGTAACACATCACCAGTAAATTCAATACTGGATGGTAGACATGAATCAAGTGGTATTGATTCCAGTGTAACAACACCATCAGGAAGACATGAATCAAGCGGTATTGATGATGGTCCAACAACACTAGACGGTAGACATGAATCAAGCGGTATTGATGATGGCCCAACAACACCAGACGGTAGACATGAATCAAGTGGTATAGATAGTAGCCCTACAACACCAGATGGTAGACACGAATCTAGTGGTATTGATGATGGTCCAACAACTCCATCAGGTAGACATGAATCAAGTGGGATTGATTCTAGTGTAACAACACCAGATGGTAGACATGAATCAAGCGGTATTGATGATACGTTAACAACACCAGATGGAAGGCATGAATCAAGCATAATAGATACCACAACAGGAATCCAAACCATTACAAACGCACGTATTGGCCAATTTGATAATGCATTTAATACAGGAGAACCAAGTAAGTATGAAGGAATCTCCGGTCAGGAATTCACTTATGCAGATAGTAGCGGACTGGGATTAGGAACAATAGGAACACCCGTCAATTATTTTGACGATAATATATATGGATCAACAGGATTTACATTAAATCAAACGGATACACAATTTTTAGGCATTAATGGTTCTCCAGGAACTATGACATACGCATACCCTGATACTGTACAGGCTGGCAGATTAATGTATAATGGATTATTCAGGGATGCTTCAGGAATATTTACATCACACATTGAAGCTCAAGTACCTATTAATCCAACAATAGTAATTAATTCAGGATTCGGTCCTTCATTTAATCTATATAACTCTTCACCAGCTAGTATTCAAGGAATTGTTCCAACCGATCCAGGAAGGCCTAATTTTAATGGTATAGAAGGTAATAAGTATGGGGATTTAATTAATAATTTTACAACGGATATTACTATTAATGATACTCACCCTAAAAGTTTCTTAGCAGAGGCTACATTGAGGGATGATATACTTGGTCAAATGGAAATGATAATTCCATCTACGACAGGGCCTTCAGGTATGCCTGATGGAGTACCACGTATTCCATTCTTTGGAGATGCAAAGGCTAAATTTAATTCAGTGGAAGGTAATCCTAATTATTTCGTACATAAATTATCTTATGCGGATGGGGAAATTTCTTCTCAGATTGAAGGATATGCTAGAAAAGAATTATTAGATCAGGTTGGTGGATATGATTATAATAAATCATTAATATATGGCCATGATTTAAGGTTTGGAGGACATGGTGATGATCCAGATGGATTAAAGGAATCAAAAGAACCTTATATCCTAAGAGATATAGGGTCTAATTGGGGATTAGGTGGAATGGCATTTGATGAAGGTGCATTCCGTGGTGGATTCATGACCCTAACTAACCGTGGTTTAATGGATGTAATAAGGATAGGTAAGTCATTAATTGACAATCCAATCAAAGGTGCATTATGGTTTTTGAAACAGGTAGGGTTGCAAGCGTCCAATCCAAGAGTTGAGACTGACATGACATTTCTTGGTAGAAGAACAAGAGTATTTTTACCTATAAACATGTTAGCGACAATAGCCACTGGCCATTTTGGTATAAGATTTAAGCGACATGGTCTAATACCATTAGGAGCAGGAGAAGGAAATTCTGATTATGAAGCTGCAGTTGACGCTCATAATGTATTGAACTCAGGCTATGATAAATCTACACCTGCTGGCTCAGCCGTATCTAAGGGTAAAGGTGCTGGTAATACATTAATAGCTCTTAAAGATGATTTAATATTAAATGACGATCCATTAGGAGCAGGTGGATTTTTAGGAATAGCCAACCTTTTAGGAATCAAAGGACAAAAAATAGATAGATTATCAGACGATGTTTTTGGTGGACCTAAATCCTTTTATGGACTAGGTGGTACTACCATTAGAAGATATGAAAATCAAACAAATCATATAGATGGTAAAGGTTTAGAATATGAAAATACTGAAGGTAAATTTGCAGGACCACAGATTGCAGCTTATCTTGTAAGTTCATATGGAATAACGGCAGCAAATGCTAAAAAAATGGCTGATGGTGGAACTAGTCATAATGATTTTAGAGGCGATTTAGAAAAGAAAGGATCCAAATTTACTGGAGTTGGAGATGCAACTGTATCAGATTACGAAAAAAATAGTTTAGTTGCTAAATTTGGCTTTCAGGATTATAAAGCAGATAGAGATAGATCGGATTATAGAGTAACATTAAATCAGGATGATTATTTATGGAAGCTTAACGGAGATGAGGGCAAGCCAACTGCAATAGATACGCAGGGAAATAAACGTGATTTGATTAAATTAGTAATGGAAGATATATTTGCAGATAAGCAATTGCGATTTAGGTCATATATATCATCTTTTGCAGATAACATAACACCTGACTGGTCGGATCAAAAATATATTGGTAGGGCGGATAAGGTTTACCAATATGGTGGAGCGGAAAGAGCTATATCATTTGGATTAATGGTAGTATGTATGACTAGACAGGAATTACTAATGATGTATAAGAAGGTAAATTATTTAATAGGACTTTGTTATCCACATTATGCAGATCCTACAACCAATGCTGTACCTGATACAATGGTAGGTCCTATGATTAAATTAACATTAGGTGATTATTTATACAGATGTCCTGGATTTTTATCTAGTGTAAATATATCAGTAGATGAAAATACACCTTGGGAGATTAATCTTGAGGAAATGGAGGATGTAGCTCAATTACCTAAATATCTTAATATTCAATTAGGATTTACACCAATTGGATCCTCACCAAAAACAACAGCATTCGGAGATATTGTAGGACGCCATATAGGACCTGGTACAGAAGAGGATATGGATGCAGGACATAAAGATTTCTTTGAACAAATGGCTAAATTGGAGCAAGAATAATGGCTAGATATTCATATAATAAAAAGAAAAGGGCTACTAATATAGATCAGGTAGATCCACGTTTTAATAAACTAGTTAAAACAACAACAATAATACCAAAGGTTACAACGAAAACAACAGATAATATTATAATTTCTACTTCAACGGATAGATTAGATAATTTAGCTTATAGATTCTATAATGATAGAACATTATGGTGGATAATAGCTACTGCAAATAATTTATCAGGAGATAGCTTCTTTGTAACCCCCGGTACTCAATTAATAATACCTAAAGATGTATCCGCTATTTTATCAAAAATGGATACAATTAATAATATAAAACCGGAGTAGTTATATGCCATTATTTAATAGCGCACCAGCACCATTTGTCCGCGAGGAATTACTAAGACGTATAAAAGGTCTAGCAAAGCACATACCAGGAGTGTCTCCTGAAGATAGATATTGGCACCATCAAAAAACACCATATATAAGATTAGTATCTAATGCAGTTCCACTGCCTCCTGAAGCAGGATCAACCAAAGAAGGTGAGAAGAAGGAAGAATTGTGGAGTGGGGAATTTGGAAATGGCACTAGATTTGAACATATCTTATTTGCTGGAACGGCTAAAGGTAAGGATGACGATACATTTGGTCAGAGACATGGATTCGATCAAATGTATAGTGGAATTTATAAATTTAATGAGGAAGAAAATCCTACAATGGATGATGTACGATCTCAAGGTATGGCAAGAGGTTTCAAAGCAATGCCTGGTATTACAGGAGCAACAATAAGTTATAAAGGATCCCGTGGTGCATTAAAAAAGGCTTCGGTTAGCTGGGTATGTTATCAGCTAGATGACCTTGAAAGATATGAAACATTCTACATGACTCCAGGTATTAGAGTATTGGTGGAATGGGGATGGTCGGTTAATCATAATGAGCCATTGAATTTAATGCCATTGGATGATGAAATATTAAAAAATCCTACACTTGTACAGCAAGAAATAAACAAAAGAAGAAAAAGTTCAGGAGGTTGTTATGACGCAATGTTTGGTTATACGGTTAATTTTTCATGGGCTCTACGGGATGATATGTCATTCGATTGTAAAACAGAAATTACCGCAATGGGTGACACTACATTAAATATGCCACTAGGAGCACCTGTATCACAACAAGGACAGAATGAGGATGATGATAAAAAGGCAAAGGAAAGTAGATTATCCTCTGCATTACTTAGTATAGGTAAACAAATTAAAGAAAATGTTAGTAGTATAGAGGAAAAGAACATTAAATTGAAGGATATAATTGGTATACCAGATGTTAAACTAAAGGTATATTCATATAAATTTGGTGCAACATCAAAATTTAAGGATACTATTGAATCGGATATAGCTAAAACAGCCGCTGATAGGTTTAATTTTGTTAAATTTGGGGATTTGGTGGATAAGGTAATAAATCCTCTATATAAGGTTACTAGTAATGCAACCAGAGAAAGTGCAGCAGATGAAAAAGATAAAACAAAACCAGCTGCAGGCCCATTAATGACCATGAAAATAGGTAGTGATATGAATAATACAGGTGAAGAGCCAATGTATACCTCAATAATAGGAAACGATAAATTTTTACTATCAACCGATCCATCAGTATGCTTAATACCAGGTCAAATAGGGGATACTAATTATAGTCCTGCCGTTAAAACAGCTAATAGGCCATCTGGTTTAAGTAGTCCTGATGATATTGATTTATTTGCGGTACAAAAATTAGATGAAGCTATTTACAGAGCAGGTATAATTGAACCTGAAGACAGCGCAGGACCAATGACACTTAATGACCCTCTTTCTGCAGGATATCTTGGTAATATATTTGTTAATGTAAATGAGTGTATAAGAATTACTCAGGAGGAAGGTACTCTTGAAGGTTATATGGAAGCATTGCTTAGTAGCATGAATGAGGCATGTGGAAATCCATGGGACCTTAGATTAGTGGTAGACGAAATGTATCCTAATATTTGTTCAGTGGTGGATAATAACTTTACATTAAATGATAATGTATATGTAACCGAATTACCAGCAGGAAGGCAACATGGTATTTTACGTAAATTGGATTTTAGATCCAAAATTCCTAATGGAATGAAGCAAATGCTAGCATTAGGGGCTAATACAGGATTTACAGGATCCTCTGAACAGAAGAATGAATTACAAGCTAGTAAATTGATACCATTAGATTGTGGCTTTGAATTAGACGGTATTTCAGGAATACAATTTGGTCAAGGATTCATGATTGATTATATACCTACCAGATATCAGAATCAGGTATATTTTTTCGTAAAAGATGTTAAACATACCATTTCAGCTACAGATTGGTCTACTGATGTGGATTGTATTATGAGATTCCTACCACAGAATGACACGTATACTAAATTACATTATAGTAAATTAGCTACAGCGGAGGATAAATTAACCGATCTTGAAACTGAAGGTAAGGAAATAGATGATATTACTAAGCAGGAAAGATTAGGAACATTTGGAATTGGGGAAAAGCCTGGAGATGCATCATATATTTATCCTAATGCAATGGTAATGTCTTTAGATAGTCAAGGTATAACTATAGGTGAGGATACCACTGAAGGTAAGGATGAAACATCTGTAAAAGATGAAAGACTTACAGTCGAGGACATGCAGGATAAGATCACCAGATTATTGACTAATATTTATAAAAGAGCTAACATAGAGGAAATAGATGCATGTAAGGATTTGTTAACTCAAATTCTTTCTGCTCCTAGAGAAGGTGGCGAGACAGGGGGATAATAAATGGCAAGATATACACCAGCACATATAAAAAAAGAAAATCAATATACAGATGGAACCAAATTCATGTTAATGGATTATGTATCATATACTGGATACTATAATGTAACTGCAACAGGACCTTATACAGGTAGGGTATATGATGATGGCGCAAGCAAACCTTTAAGACCCTTAATAGCATATGATTCAGAAACCATAAGAACTTATATTAAATTAGCAGAGGCAAATAATGCACCTCATGATTATAAATTTAATGATCCATATTATGTAGTAGTGCTTCCAACCGAAGAGGATTTTACACGCGGATATATGATACGATATTTTATAAGAAAGCGTAATGATATAGCAGCCCCTATTTTTGAATTGGATAAGGAACAAATCGAAAAATATGATTCCAAGGATGAGGGCATCAATCCATTTTTATATAAAGCCATTACAATGAAGTGGAAGGTATCTGGTCCAAAAAATGATATATTAGGTAAAGATGGAAAACTTATTGAATCAGGTGTAGAGGATACTAATATGAGAACAATAGCTTCTAATAGCAGAACGATAGCTAAATTAGATGAGCTTATGTATAACCTTGTAGAGTATTCAAAATATGATAATTCATTTCGCGGTGATTAGTTGGTAGATTGATTTATTTTTTGTATATTTAATACAAGTAAAAAGTATAAAAGGTTATGATTGTAGAAACTCCACAAAGTGTTGTTAGTTTATTTAATATGTCTAAAAAGTTTTCAACGGCTTTTATTATACCAGTATTTTCTGATATATACAAACACCCAGCTAAAAATGATCTATGTTTATTTTATTTATATTTAGGTATAGATAAGGATGAAGGTCATGAATTTATTATACCTATTAATCATTCTGAGGCATTAACATCATTTGATATGGAACAAGCTGGAAAGATAATATCAAATTTTACACAAATTCTTACTCCTGATAAAAAGGAATTATTACACATATTAAAATGGAATAAGGTTGAAAGTGAAAAAATATTAGATCTTAATTTAGCTAATTGGTTTCATACTAATATACCACTGGAATTATCAAATAATAATACAACAGCACATAATTTTATAGAACGTAAATACTACAATTTTCCAAAGATTGGCACGCTTATTCCTATATTCAAACACTTGGAAAAGTGTCGTAAACTCAAGGAAATCGCGTATAAACAGTATGATTTTGGTAAGGTAGATAGGCAAGCGTATAACACATATAATAACAACACTTTATATAATTTATATAAGATTGAGGAACCAGGATTATTTACAATGCAAGGATATGAATATTCTCAATACAATTTATATACAAGTACAGGGAGACCATCTAATAGATATGGAGGTATAAATTACGCAGCTCTTAATAAAGAGGATGGTACACGTGAAAAATATATTAGTAGATTTAGAAATGGTGATATAGTAGAATGTGATTTTGATGCATACCATTTAAGGATGATGGCTAAGGTTATAGACTATGAATTTCCAGATGGATCCATTCATATGTATCTAGGAAAACAATATTTTGGAAAAGAAGAACTTACCGAAGCTGAATATAAAGAAGCTAAAACAATATCCTTTAGAATTTTATATGGTGGTATTCCAAAGGAAATGCTAAGTATTGAATTTTTTAATAAAATAGATATATTTACCAAGAAATTATGGAAGGAATATAAGGATAAAAAGTATATTTCTACATATTTATATAAAAGAAAGTTATATGCGTCTAACCTAGTGGATATGAATCCACCGAAACTATTAAATTATTTTCTACAGGCATTGGAAACGGAATATAACAGTAAAATTTTAGATAAACTAATTAATGTTATGGATAAATATAAATCAAAACTTATTTTATACACATATGATTCCTTCACATTTGATTATAACCCAGATGATGGAGAATTATTTTTGCAAGATGTTGAAGAAGCACTGTATTTTCCTATTAAAACAAAGCGAGGAGACAATTATAATGCATTGCAATAGTGTTTCTCGTGTAAATTTTCTATTTATATAAGATATGAAGTTTAGCGCAGATAAAATATTAAGAGAATGGTCTTGGCGAGTAGGTAACGGCATGCCTGACGTATCTAATGATAGTCATATGACCACTTTAATGGAGGTTTTATATGAACAAAATTTTTCATATAAATTTATTAAGGAATTAGTAGCTAATCTAAGTGAAACTGGTAGGGATCAACAACAACCAGAACACCTCACCGAAAAAACATTTCAGGAATTCTGTGTAGAGGTTGGAAAAATTATTAGCAACGAAGGTATATTAGCAGAATCTTCGGTATGGGAAAAACCTGTAGGTACACAGCAATTAGCAGGTTCACAAACATTTAATGTTTGGAAAGGTGCACCAGAAGGGCCATATACGGTTGTTGCAAAAACATCCGATGCTATTGATGTTGACTTATCACCAGGAGAATCAAATCCTAAAATTGCATATATTAGTGCTGGTAGTAAGACGTATAAAATATCTGGTGAAACCACAAAAATGTCAAAACTGTTTAAGAATGCATCGAAAAAAGCTTCACCATATAAAATAAAATGGGAGGAGAATACACTAGAATCTGCAGCTTGTACAGGATTATATTTTGACCCTACATCTCACTATAAAAAAATAATGACACCAAATGCTCAACAATCGGATGTTGAAGGAGCAATCGATGCTTTCAAGACTGCCTTAGGTAAATCGGGTGAATATGCTGGGAAATCTGCATTAGGTTCAATAGAAGGTATACCTGATGTAATACGCGCTTTAGAATTGGCGAATGGGGTACATGTATTTGCAACAAAACATGGTTGTAAAGCTAGTAACGGTTATGAATTCATACATAAAAGCGTAGGTAAGTATTATAATGCTGGATATGAAAATAAAAATCTAGATACTTCAGGATTCAAAGACAATACAGCAGATACAATTATTGTCAAAGGAGGTGTTCAAGCTCTTATAACTGCAATGAAAAGTGAAAAAATAGAATTCAATAGTTCAGGTAAGTGTAAAACTGAATCCGGTATTGAATTTTATCAAGTAAGTAATAAACTTAAAAAGGGCGGGGCTCAACTAGGTAGAATTCAGAAATCATTTGCAGATATGTATGGATTAAAAGAACCTATGGATACATGGAAGGTTTATCTACAAAAAGAAATTACAGAACATGGCGAAAAAGGATTTTTATTAAATGAAGGCCTTGCAGATTACTTTAAGCAGGGATTAAAATATATTAAGGATACGTTTTCAACCTTATTAGATAAAGCAAAAAACAAGATTGCTCAATTCTCATCCTCAGTTCTATCAAGCCTAACGTTTACTATGAATAAACCTTCATCATCACTTGAATCATTTATGAAAAAGGAATTTAATAAAGCACCCGTGGAGTTAAAAGAAGCTAAATCAAAAGCTAGATATAGCTATGCAGCTTATGCTGAGATGGTTGCACGAGCTGCCTTGAATAATAACAAGTCATATTCTAATAACTTACTAAATAAGGCTCAACAGCAATGGAGTATTTTAGAAAAACTAATAAAAGTTCCAAATGATGGAATATATTCTACAAAAATATCAGCAGGTCCTACTGATTATACGCCAAAAGATATAAAGGATGGTGCAAATTATATAATAAAGCTTATGATTAACTTTACTGCTTACGAACACTTAACAAAAATGCTTGCAAGTTCTAAAGGTGAAATAAAAAATGTCACAACAGTATTAGAAGAATTCGTAGAATTGGAAAAGGAAATGTATTTTGGAAAAACGGACTTACCAATGTTCAAGGTATACGGAGCAGATATGAGTGGAACAGCTTGGGAATACCTAAAGAGCGGAAAAGAATTTAGAGAAGATAAACTTAAAGCAATGAATATGACCGATGCGGTTAAGGATGGAAAATTTGTACCTGGTGTAATTGTAGAATCAAGTGTTCAAAGTGGTAAAGGTCATACTTCTGTAAAAATGTGGATTCTACATTCTATAACAGAAAAAGGAACAAAGTATACACAAGTGGATTTGAGGTCTGGAAGAAACGATACCTTCTCATTCTCAGTATCAGGTACTAATATAGTAGAAGGCTCAAAAGTATTAGGAAAAATATAATGCAAACGGAAGAAAAGAATAACTAATGAGAACACAACTATTATGCACATTTACAGCACCAAAGGTACTACATAAAACGGTAGATACAATAATTGAATCATATGATATTCTTTTTAATAAGGTTTTCGTATTAAAGAGCCAATCAACTCCTGAATTAATGTGTACATATAATATAGATTCATCAATCCAGGTAAATATCTTAGCTAATACAATTTCATTACATCGTAAAAAGATGACAAACACATTATATACAATAAATGCATTAAATGTACTTATTAAGATGTTAAATAATGGTGTTTTAGATACTTCATACCAGGTAGACTGGGATAATTATAGAAATTGTATGCTCGTAACCAACGACGAGGGACTTAAAAGAATAGATACTGAAGTCCAAGAAGTAATACACATAAAAGTAAAAAAATAGCCAATTCTTCATAACTTTTACACATTTTTGCAAAATAACTGCGAAAAAGGTTGTATATGTCATATATTTTTCGTATATTTATATATAAATAAGAAAGAGCACGGAGCTCTTCTTTCGAGTGCTAATAACAAATAAAAATTAAAAAATGCCAAAATTAAACATGCAAAAAAGATCGACTCAGCAACATTCAGTAACTGAGTATCACATTCACACAAATCACAAATACGATAACTTCTTTAAGTTAACTAAAAAAGAGTTAACAGACCTAGTACAGGTTGGAGAAATACTAATCTTCAAATCTCATCTAGATGAACAGGGTACTTTACTTAAAACTTCAGATGTTGAAATGTACCAAGAAATAGTAATTCACACCGAAGTTAGAAGACAAAATAATCCTCAAAATTTAGAATACACTGCTCAAGAAGCTTTATCATATATGACGGACATACAGATTATGGAAGAAGAATTAATAAAATAAAAAATAAAAAATGGATAAATTACAAATGAAGGAAATCAGGAGACAAGTAAGAGCTACTGATATTACAAACTTAACAGTTATAGAGGACCTAGAAAGGTTACAGGAATTTGTTCTAGATATGAAATCAACATCATCTCTATTAGACAAAAAAGATATTATTAAATCAATTAAGGATGATAAATTTATTACTAAGGTATTGCATTATACATATAATCCTTATTTCAAATATCATGTCACCAGTAAAAATTGTAAAAAGAATCATGGTTTAGCAGATCATAGATGGACCACTAATGGTACTATATTTGATATGTTAGATGGATTAAAAAGCAGGGAATTTACAGGACATAACGCAATAGCTCATGTAAATGGATTTGTGCAATTTAATATTAAATATGCGGAATTAATTTATAATATATTAGATAGAAATTTAGAATTAAGAGCTTCAGATTCGGTTATTAATAAGGTTATACCAGGATTGATACCTGAATTTAAGGTGGCTTTAGCTAATGTGTATGAACCTAAGATAGTCGATTGGAATGATACATGGTATGCATCTAGAAAATTAGATGGTGTAAGATGTTTAGCTATAGTAGATTTAGAAGGAGTTTGTAAATTATATTCCAGAGTAGGTAATGAAATTACTACATTA